AAATGCTTTTTTGCGTCTAAATATACGATCAAAGTTTTCTTCAAACGCTTTACTATTCATGCGTGATTGTAATACATCACCTGTAATATCATTTTTAGATGTCATTATTTTTCCTCGTTACAAGCATTGACTACAAATTGACATGCAGCTTCAAAAGCTACAAATATGACTGCAAATGGTAAAAAGCATATACCAATAAAACCTACAAGATATTTCATTTATTTATCCAATATGAAATAACAAAAAATATTATTGATAAAATTACATCAACTGGCCTTCCTTTATCACTCCATGAATAATACATAGAAAATAATCCTGCAATTAAAAATATTTGTGATGTTGTCATTTGACTCCTAAATGGTCGTTAGTAAATAACCAACCTATAGTTTTTCTATGCGCTTCTTCCCATGCTGCTATTCTATCATGTTTATCTAATGATTTGTCATTATCTATCATGTGATGGCATTGATGGCATAAAAAGGCTATACGATAATCATGGGCTTTTATAGATGTGCCTTTACCATCTCTTAATTGATTACTATGTGCGGCCACTACAGTTTCGTCTTGCATAGAACACATCATACATGGTGCGCCATCTGCTAATTTAAGTAGTTTAGAATTACGATAGTTCATAAAAACATTACCTGTTGAGTTTGTATATTGCCACCTGAGTCATAAGTTTTGCTTTCACCTTTTGGATAAGGCAATACTTCATATAACAATTTTGATCTTAACACTTTTTTATCTGTTTTTGATCCATGAAATAAAATATATCTATGTTTTCTACTTCTTTCTGTATAATAAAAATCATCCCCATATTTTTCTTTAATAGATTCCAGAGTCATTCCGTCTGATAAAGTTTTACTATGTTTATGTTCTAATCCTTTAACTGTCCAATCAACTCTATTAGCTGACAATCCTGTATAAAGAAAATTAGTAGATTGATAAACATATCCAACATGACCTTGACTTGTATCTGCATAGCTAACTACTATAGTTGGTTTAGGAAGCAATTTAATTGAATTAGCAACTAAAAAACTAGATTCATTTTTATTGTTTTCCATTAAACATAATCTATTTAATTCTAAAACTTTATCTGAATATTCTTTGCCACATATTCCCATACATAAAGCTGGGCTTGCAGGAATGCCATAAGTAACAATACCTTTTAATTGAGCATCAACATACAAACCAAAAGCAAACATTATTTGTGGAATACGTTTAGCGTAATGTTTTTCAAGTAACCATTGATAAGTTTCTTTAGGTTGTATTTGAATAACTTGCATTATAAATCCCAACCCCACCCCATAGTTTGCGCCCAAATTTCTATTTGGTGTTGATATTCTGCCATTTCAGAAACAGTTAATTTTGTGCTTGACTTTATAAGTTCTACAGGTGTACCTGCTATTTCAGTTTGATAACGTAAAAACTTATAACCCATAAGCTCATGAATGCGGTCTTTTTCTATGCCAAGATGATTACCTACGCTAGTATAAAGTTCCCATAACCTTTCGTTTTGCTCTAGGCTACGATTTGCTTTAGCTTCTACAACTGTAACACGCCAACGCTTTGTCCAATCAAGATTTGTTAGTTTCTCTACTAACCCTGCTAAATTGTCTTTTGTTAAACTCCACTTGAGCATGATCCCATCCTTTGCTTTTAAATGTTTGTCCGTCTTTAGAAGTAGCTCTATATTCTACTTTGCCAAAGTTCTTTTGTATAGCTTTTAAAAATTCATTTATTGTCATGGACTCTCCTTATATCGTAATCCTTTAGGATCAAACCAGAAATTAAAACTACCTTCCCATTGTGCATTGCGTTGCTTTTGAACAAATACTTTTGCATCTGGAATAATTTTAAGTTCTTCTTCAGGTGTTTTGTTTTCTTCAACTAATTTCTCTTTCGCACGATTACGCCATACACATATGATATTATCGCATAGATTGCGTATGTGACTAGAACCCATAATATCAGTCGCATCAGGTATCTCAGTTTCATCTTTCATTTTCCTTGTATGTGCTACTAAAAAAACATGTATGTCAAGATCACGACATATCACAGCTAAAGAATTACAGAATGATTTTTGACGGTCTAATGATTCTTCTGTCACATCCTGGAGTTTCATAAGACTATCAATCACAACCACAGATACACCAAGAATGTGTTTAGAATAATAAAGCGTTGCAAACATATCCTGTGATGTTGTAGTTCCTGTCTGATCGTATATCCAAAGTTTTTCTGCAGCTCGTTCACAAAACTTTCGTATGTAATCATCTGTAGGTTCTTGTGATCCTAATGCTTGTGCAATCATGCGAGATAATGTTAATACTGGTCGCATCTCAAGACTGGCTACCAAACATTTACCTTGCTGTTTCATCATAGACAAAATTACTTGTGATAACCACATAGATTTACCATGACCAGATGGCCCAGTAATGACAGTAAATTCTGCATTGCGAACTCTAAACTTATCTTCTGTCTTTATCCATCCTAATGACTTACCGCTATGAATCTCCTCATTAAAGTACCTTACAACATCTTCTGTAAAAACTGAACTGTCCTTCACTTTGAACTCAGACTCTGCATATCCATCATTATAAAAATCTTGAACAGCCTGTTGAGTAACTGTTAGCTTGTCAATGACTTCGCCAATGTTCATATACCACCTTCCCAAACTTTACGAATATTGGTTACAGTTCCATCTTCCCATCTTTCCTGGTTAAGTAAAGTCATAGGTGCTGGCACAAAGCCTTCTTTCCATTGTTTAGATTCTTTCATCATTTTGACGTAGCCTATCACTTTATCAGCAATTAGGTCAAGGTCTTTTGCTTTCCATTTTTCTAAACAACCTTTTTTATTAGTTTTTCTTACAGGCGGATATAAATTCCAGAACTCATCAAATCGCACAATGGTTTTTATATTCTTATCTATTCTATTCTTATCTGCTATAGGATAATTATAGTATTCCTCTAGACTTTCATCTACAACTAGCCAAGCATCAAGTTCTTTAAGCATTTTTTCTACAAAATCTATAGGTTTTCTTAATCTAAAAGCAATCTCTGAAACTTGTGGTAAATTACCCTGTGATTCACTAGCTAAACACCATAGTTTAAATAATGTGACTTGCTTAACATCATCCATCATCATAAAATCAGCGTCATTTAGCAGATCTCTGCCATAACATTTAAACCATTTCATATCTGATTTATGCTTGTAATGATTGTATTTATCCCAGTTTTTAATTCTCATCACTTTCTCCTTGTGATATAGCAATATTAATTGTTTCAACAATCGCATCAAAAACTTCTTTAGATAAAATTGTAGTTTCAGGAAGCGGTTTACAACCAGCTTCCAATAACGCTTCTATTCTAAATAATGCTTCTCTTTCTGTCATCATAACCTCTCCTTAAAATAAACATTCTTCATATAATTCTGACATTGGCACGACTTTTGCTTTAGGCGATCTAGGCAGAATATGGAGCTTACAACCTGGTCTATTCTCAAGAAACCATAAAGCAGAAGCCTTGTTACTAAAGGCTCTAAAAGGTTTTCCGTCAAATTCATCTAAGATTACAAAGCGTAAGATTTCCATAGGCAAAACACTAGCACAGTTAAAATCTATTTGCAAACTATTTTATTTATAGATTATTTATAGAAAGTACTTGACATGTTTTAAAACAGGTCTAATATAAGAACTGCAACATTTAACCCTTAGGAGAATATTATGAGTATTAAAACAATGATTGTAACAGTAATAGCGTTTTGGGCTTATGTGGCATTATGCCTTTATGTAATGGGTAAATTGGCAGGAGTAATATAATGGAACGACATTTAGATCCTGATGCTTATTTAGACGAAATGGAACGTCTTGAACAACAAGAGCAATTAGCTGAACATTTATTAGACCAACAGGAGAAACATGATGACTAAATTTATTGTTTGCTTTATGATCGTGTTTGTAGCATACTTTGCCTGGAGAATTATATGTTAAGGCCTTTATCTGAAATACTTAAAGAATTACAATTAATCAACCAAGATTTAAAAGAACATAACGATAGGATGGATATTAAATATGGATCAACTGATGTTTTATCAACAAGTGATGCAAGAACTGGAGATGCTAGAATCTGCTGCGGAAAATGTAAAGGAGAATGTGAATGAGTAACGGTATCGTAAATATTAGGGGTAAAGAATACAAAACTGTAGCTTTGCGTGTAGCAGAGTTTAGAGAAAAGTATCCTAATTATTATTTAACAACAGAGATTGTGAAGATTGATGATGACCAATGTATTATTAAAGCCTATGTTGGCTTGCATAAAGATGATGGCTCAGTTCAAACATTTGCTACAGGCCATGCTCAAGAGTTCCGTAAAGCAAGTCAAATTAATGGCACTTCTTATGTGGAAAATTGTGAAACTTCTGCTATCGGTAGGGCTTTGGCTTGTCTTGGTATTGGTGGTACTGAGTTTGCTTCAGCTAACGAAGTGGTCAATGCTATTTACCAACAAAATAATCCAGTTAAAGAAGAAGTTACTGAAGTTGAATTAACAGTTGCTAAAAACAAACTTTTAGAAGCTAGTAAAGAAGGTAAACTTAAAGAAGCATTTTTTAATTTAAGACCAGCAGTTCAAGAGCAAGTTCGTGAATATGCTAATGAGCTTAAAAAGTCTGCATGAGTCATTTAACCGACAATCGTAGGCATAACATAGTAACAGCATCTAATGCTTGGGCTTCTGTCAATGAACGACAAAAGCTCTGGCGTCAGATGACTTTGCGTGAACCACCATTTGAAGGAAATGAAGCTACTGCGTGGGGTAATTTACATGAGAAAGATGCTTTATCAGCTTTTGAAAAAGAAATGGGTGAAATATGTGAGCCTGGTAATAAACTTATAGTGCATGATAGTTTGCCTATGGGTGCTAGTGCTGATGCTTATTTAAACGGTGATCCTGTAGAGTTTAAATGCCCATTTAGTATGGAGTTTTATGGTGAGATACCAGAACGCTATTATTGGCAAGTTCAAATGCAAATACATTGCTGCAAACGTGAGCAAGGATGGTTTAGCGTATGGACACCAAATGGCATTACAGTAGAGTTAGTTAAAAAAGATGATAAATGGCTTGACTGGTATAAGCCTTTATTGTTAGAATTCATGGAGTTTGTAGAAACAGATACAGAACCTACACGCTGGAAACGTAAACCAATTTACATTAAGGAGTAACACATGGCTGATCCATTTATCCCTAAAGCAGGAACTGCTTATTTATTTCCCAATCAAAAGAAACAAGAAGATTGGCAAGCTGATTATACAGGTACATTAGTGTTACCTGAAGATATACAACCTAATGGCTCATATTGGGTTTATGTTACAAACAAAGTAAACGCACAAGGCAAACCGTTTGTTAAAGTTGCACTTGGTAATGCGTTTGTGCCAAAAATACAAGAAACACAAGAATCTGCTAAGGGTGCAGAAGAAGATTTGTCAGACGTTCCATTCTGATCAGATCTTCTATTTATTATGGATATGGCAGCTTTAGAAATGGATGTAGTATGCTATGCTACTGCTGCCTATCACGAAGGATCAAATAAATATGAACGTATCGCAATCATCAATGTTATTCGTAATCGGCTTAATAGTGGGCGTTGGGGTTCTAGCGTATGCTCTGTTGTTTATGCTGATGGTCAGTTTGTCGGAGTATGGGATGGATCGCATGCGAAAGTTGATGAAAAAACCTACCTGGAAACCAAGCTATTGGTTCTTGATACAGTTGTATTTCATAAATATGCTAACCCAGTTGCAGATGCGTTGTTTTTCCATGATGACTCTATGCAAACGAAAAATTACTGGTTTGGTAAAAAGCGTAAAGCTAAAATAGGAAGGATGGTATTTTACTAATGAAAACTCCATTAGCATATTTGTATGAAGAATATGATGTTAAATCAGGTGACCTTAAAAAATCTTACTTATGGTCATTTCATCCTAATCAATTGTCATACCTTAACGACCTTAAAAATACTACACATCACATTAAAATAACACCATTGTATGCAGGTGAACCTGTAGAAGAATATAAAGGTTTATCTAAATACGATAGTAAAAAATTGGCTGAAGCTCATAACGGACTATAATGTACACGCAATTAGACGATCAGCGTAAAGCTAACTTTATTAAAAACTATATAAATACGCATCCTAATTGCACTAGAAAAGAATTAGTGCAAGAAACAGTTACAACATGGACTAGATTAAAAAGTTTAGAAAGACAAGGATATTATAAATTACCTAAATTAATACCTTATGGAGAACGTAATGGATTTTTTAGAAAAAGCTGTTGAGTGGTGTATTTATTTATTAATTGGGTTTAGTATATTTGGGTTAGCAATGGGTATTTTTCGTTTGATTGATTTATTTTTTATAAGGGGATGTATATGGTAGATATGGTAAATAAGCCACCAC